CTGCGTCTTATGCGGTTTAACCCGCCGCGTAGAAGCTAGAACCTTCATCGGACTTCTTTAAGGAGAAAACAAATGGGACGTCCTCTAAAAATACAGAAATACAGTTTGAATACTGGTGTCGGTAGCCCCGGCGCAAACACACCCGTGGATCTTGCTTATCCACCATTCAGCGCACTTACCGTGCCAGTTTACAATGCTCCTACACAGACGCTGGACTCGGCCCAATTTCTAGGTGTGGTGGGCGGATCGCCTCCTACCAGCCAACCCAGTGCCACATACCCTGTGGTTACAGCATTTGTCAATATCGCACTGGCCAATGGTTCATCTACTTTTGCGCTTGCTGGATCATACGCAGGCCGAATCATACGCCAGAAAGGTAGTCACAAATATCTAGTGGCATACACAGGCGGAACTACTTCTGGTGGTAGTTTCATTGTTGGGCAGGCATATCAGATTGTTGCTCTTGGTAACACCAACTGGCAATCAGTGGGCACTGGAACAGGCACAGTTGCAGCCGGTGATATTTTCACAGCCACAGCAGCCGGCAGCGGCAGCGGCACCGCATATCCAGTTGGCGTGTGCGTGTTGACCAATGATACCACACCCGATGCAGGCCTTATGGCTATCGGATACGAATCAGGCGACAGCGCAGCAGCCACAGCCAGTAATCTTACCAACAAGCGAGTTCGTGACTGGGTAGGTACTGCTGGAAACTATAGTGATGCCAATCTTGGCCCAGTTTCTTACACCAGCGAACTGTTCTACATTGCCAACTTCTTTACAGACGAAGGCGGTGTTGCACAAAGTGGATCAGAAACAGATACTGCTACAGAATCCGTTTCAGGAGCACCAGCAGGATACATTCCACTGGCAGTTATCAACAACGCAACTTCTTAAAGTTTAGCGACCACGAATCCTCTCAGATACATACTGAGAGGATTTTTTTATGACCGTAGCATTCGTATTAGGCAATGGGCAAAGCCGAGCAAGCATAGATCTAGTGCAACTTCGACAACTGGGACCTATCTACGGATGTAATGGACTGTACCGAGACTGGGAACCAGATTGTCTTGTGGCCACAGATCGCCCTATCGCTGAAGCCATACAACGCTCAGGATACAGCAAAAAACACAGATTCTACACAAGAAAACCCTTGCCTGATTCTGGTGCTCAAATAGTTCCTAGAAAATATCACGGCAACAGTTCGGGACCTATTGCCTGTGCATTGGCTGCCATGGACAACTATACTCGTATCTATATGTTGGGATTTGATATGGGACCCAGTCCAAGTATGAGATTCAACAATGTGTATGCTGGTACAGAATTCTACAAAGCGCCAGATGCAGCACCTACATTTACAGGAAATTGGATAAGGCAACTGCTTACCATAGCCGGAGATTTTTCAACTGTGAAATTTATCCGTGTTTGCGGACCCACTAGCGCAGAAATCAAAGAGTTTAAATCGATTGAAAACTTTGAAACCATAGACATCAAATTGTTCCGGCATCGACTAGATACCAACGACGGACTTTGAGCCAACTCTGTTAGAGATCAGAATCTGGTAAATACAACCAGAGACTCTACAAATGACACAATACACCATTGATATTGGCGCAGTTCCGGACGACGGGCAAGGCGATCCGTTAAGAACCGCGTTTAATTACACCAATCTAAACTTTGATCAGATTTTTGCTGCTGGTCCGGTGCTGAGTAATGTGGCCATTGCCAACAACACCATTCGCACCATCACCAGCAATGGCAACTTGATCTTGGCACCCAATGGTATTGGCCAGATACAACTCAGTGCTGCCACTGTGCCTGCTCTGGATAATGTATATGATCTAGGAAGTCCTACTCAGAGATTCAACTCTATCTATGTGGGCAGCGGCGGATTGAATATCCCCAGTATCAGTCTCACTGGCAACATCACTGCTAACAACATCTTCTCTACCGGAATTATGTCATCTGCTGGCAATATTCTCAGTGGTGCTACTTTGTCAGGTGCCACTTTATTAGTATCAAGTGCCACAGTATATGGCAACTTGACCACAGTCAATGTCAATGCCACAGGAAACATTGCTGCCAGCTATTTTATTGGCAATGGTAGCCAACTCACCGGTACTCCGCCAGGTGTGCAGGGTGTGCAAGGTATTCAAGGTGTGCAGGGCACACAAGGTATCCAAGGCGTAACCGGTACTCAAGGTATAACTGGTATTCAAGGTATCCAGGGGGTGCAAGGAACATTTGGCACCCAAGGTATCACAGGTACACAGGGTGTGCAAGGCACACAAGGTACTCAAGGCACACAAGGAATAACCGGAACTCAGGGAGCAACTGGAACTCAAGGTGCAACTGGAACTCAAGGTATCCGAGGTATCCAGGGAGAAATTGGTACCCAAGGAGCGACAGGCACACAAGGTTCTACAGGAGCACAAGGCATACAAGGCATACAAGGTGCAATAGGCACACAAGGCGCAACTGGAACTCAAGGTATCCAAGGTACACAAGGTATAACTGGCATCCAAGGTACACAAGGCATAACTGGTACCCAAGGTACACAAGGCATAACTGGTACCCAAGGTACACAAGGCATCCAAGGTATAACTGGTACCCAAGGAACTCAAGGTACAACTGGCACCCAAGGTACCCAAGGTACGACTGGCACCCAAGGTACACAAGGAACTCAAGGTACAACTGGCACCCAAGGAACTCAAGGTACAACTGGCACACAAGGTACCCAAGGCATCCAAGGTATTACCGGTGCTCAAGGTATACAAGGAGAAACCGGCACACAAGGTACCCAAGGTGGAATTGGAACTCAAGGTGCCACTGGCGCACAAGGTATTCAAGGAACACAAGGTATAACCGGTACCCAAGGCACACAAGGTATCCAAGGTATTTTTGGTACTCAGGGTGTGCAAGGGCTTGGAGATCGATACTCTACAACCAGTAGTACAAGCCTCACAATCAGTAATGCAACCAAGAGCCTAACTGTTGGCACCGGACTCAATTACAGCGCAGGACAAGACACTATCATCGCCTTTGATGGTTCTAACTACATGCAAGGTACATGTTCATCCTATGACTCTGGAACAGGTGCATTGGTTGTAAATGTTACTATTTCTGTAGGTGGCCCTGGTCCTTACACCTCATGGCAAGTAAATCTTGCTGGAGCACCTGGCCCTGTTGGATCACAAGGTATTCAAGGCACTCAAGGCCTACAAGGTACAACAGGTACTCAAGGTATACAAGGAATCCAAGGCGTACAAGGAACACAGGGTATTCAAGGTACGCAAGGCATTCAGGGCGTACTTGGCACACAAGGTACACAAGGTATACAAGGTATACAAGGCACCCAAGGAGAAACCGGTGCTCAAGGCGCACAGGGTACAACCGGTACACAAGGCATCCAAGGTATCCAAGGTATAACTGGTACCCAAGGAACACAAGGCACAACTGGCACACAAGGTACCCAAGGCATAACCGGAACCCAAGGTACCCAAGGCATCCAAGGTATAACCGGAACCCAAGGTACTCAAGGAGAAACCGGCACACAAGGTACCCAAGGTATAACCGGCACACAAGGTACACAAGGCACACAAGGCATAACTGGTACACAAGGCACACAAGGCGTTCAAGGTACCCAAGGTATTCAAGGAGTAACTGGCGCACAAGGTACTCAGGGAACTCAGGGAACTCAGGGAACTCAGGGTGAAATTGGTACCCAAGGAGCAACAGGCACACAAGGTATCACGGGTACTCAAGGTATCACGGGTACTCAAGGTATCACGGGTACTCAAGGTATCACGGGTACTCAAGGTATTGTTGGCGCCCAAGGTACACAAGGAATCCAAGGGGTTATTGGTTCGCAGGGCATAACTGGAGCACAAGGCATCCAAGGTGTACAAGGTGCTATTGGTACCCAAGGAGCCATAGGGACTCAAGGCGAAATTGGCTCGCAAGGTGTACAAGGAACACAAGGTATTCAAGGTATTCAAGGTGTGCAAGGCACACAAGGCGTCCAAGGTACACAAGGCGTTCAAGGTACCCAAGGTATCCAGGGCGTACAAGGTACCCAAGGCGTTCAAGGCGAAATAGGTACCCAAGGTACACAAGGTATTCAAGGTATCCAAGGTATCCAAGGAACACAAGGTATTCAAGGAACACAAGGTATCCAAGGAACACAAGGTATTCAGGGCGTACAAGGTACCCAGGGTATTCAAGGAGTTATAGGTGCCCAGGGAGAAACTGGTGCTCAAGGTACTCAAGGGGTACAAGGAGCAATCGGGACACAAGGTACTCAAGGTACTCAAGGCACTCAAGGAATACAAGGCATCCAAGGTACTCAAGGCATCCAAGGTGAAATTGGAGCACAAGGTACTCAAGGCATCCAAGGTACTCAAGGCATCCAAGGTATCCAAGGAACACAAGGTATTCAAGGAACACAAGGTATCCAAGGAACACAAGGTACACAAGGTACTCAAGGCATACAAGGCATCCAAGGTACACAAGGTACTCAAGGCATACAAGGCATCCAAGGTCCACAAGGTACCCAAGGCGTTCAAGGTACACAAGGCGTTCAAGGTACACAAGGGGTTCAAGGCGAAATAGGTACCCAGGGAGAAACCGGAACTCAAGGCACACAAGGTATCCAGGGTACACAAGGCATCCAGGGCGAAATAGGTACCCAGGGCGAAACCGGAACTCAAGGTACACAAGGAGAAATTGGAGCACAAGGCGTACAAGGTGCTATTGGTACACAAGGCACACAAGGCATCCAAGGTATCCAAGGTGTACAAGGTGCTATTGGCGCACAAGGCACACAAGGCACTCAAGGTACACAAGGTACTCAAGGTATTCAGGGATTTGGAGATCAATATGAAACAACTAGTAGTACCAGCCTGACAATTAGCACCGGTAGCAAGAGCTTGACTATTGGTACCGGACTCAATTACAGCACAGGTCAAGATGCAGTTATAGCCTATGATGGTTCTAACTACATGCAGGGAACTGTGACTTCTTATAACTCGGGCACGGGTGCATTGGTAGTGAACATCACTGCTACTGTGGGAGGACCGGGCCCTTTCAGCGCCTGGGTTGTAAATCTTGCTGGAGCACCTGGTCCTAGCGGTGCCCAAGGCACGCAAGGTATAACCGGCGCCCAAGGCACACAAGGTATACAAGGCATACAAGGTGTTCAGGGCGAGATCGGTACTCAAGGTATCCAGGGTATTCAAGGTATCCAGGGAGTGTTTGGTACACAAGGTATCCAGGGTATTACTGGTACACAAGGTGTCCAAGGTGAAATTGGTACTCAAGGTACTACTGGTACACAAGGCACCCAAGGTATAACCGGTATACAAGGCGTACAAGGCGAAATTGGCACCCAAGGTACTACCGGTGCCCAGGGCACCCAAGGTATCACAGGAGTACAAGGCACCCAAGGCATCCAAGGTATCCAAGGTGTCCAGGGTACCCAAGGTGTGCAAGGCCCGGGCGCATATGTAACTTCTACGGTTGACGATTTCACTGGCACTGGATCTCAAGTTGCGTTTGTTCTCAGTACTACACCTAGTAATACAAACTTCACCTGGATCAATATCGACGGTGTAGATCAACTTCGAACAGGATATACTTTAGCTGGTAGCACTATTACATTTTCTACCCCACCGGCTGCTGGTGCAGCAATTGAAATCACATCACTGGGCGGAAACGCACTTGGAACACAAGGCATAACTGGATCGCAAGGCATAACCGGTATACAAGGTGATATTGGCACACAAGGTACTCAAGGTACTCAAGGCATCCAAGGTATAACCGGATCGCAAGGCATAACCGGTATACAAGGTGATGTTGGCACACAAGGTACTCAAGGTACTCAAGGCATCCAAGGCATAACTGGATCGCAAGGCATAACTGGTATACAAGGTATTCAGGGAGTAATTGGAGCACAGGGCACCACAGGCGCCCAAGGTACCCAAGGCATACAGGGTGCAACAGGTACCCAAGGAGCAGTTGGTACTCAAGGAACACAAGGTACACAAGGCATCCAAGGCGAAATTGGTACCCAAGGCATCACTGGCACCCAGGGTACTTTTGGTACCCAAGGAACTACAGGCGCCCAAGGAACACAAGGTACACAAGGTATCACTGGTACACAAGGTATTACTGGCACACAAGGAGCAGTTGGTACTCAAGGAACAGTTGGTACTCAAGGAACACAAGGAACCACAGGGATCCAGGGTATTACTGGTACCCAAGGAGCAACCGGAACACAAGGCATTACAGGAACTCAAGGTATCACCGGTGCTCAAGGCATCCAGGGCGTTACAGGAGCACAAGGAACAACAGGAGCACAAGGCACGCAAGGTGTTCAAGGTGGTATTGGTATCCAGGGCGCACAAGGTCTGCAAGGTGTTGTTGGTGCTCAAGGTATCACCGGCGCACAAGGTACTCAAGGAGCAACTGGTACACAAGGTACAACTGGTACACAGGGAACCCAAGGTATTCAGGGTATACAAGGCATTACTGGTACTCAAGGAGCAACTGGTACACAAGGTACAACTGGTACACAGGGAACCCAAGGCCTACAAGGCGTTACAGGAATACAAGGCGCTACTGGCATTCAAGGTATACAAGGTATTCAAGGTATTCAAGGTACACAGGGTATCCAAGGACCAGGCACCACAGTGACTTCCGCAGTTGACAGTTTTACCGGCACTGGTTCTCAAGTTGCGTTTGTTCTCAGTACTACACCTAGCAGTGGAAATGTAACCTGGGTTAATATTGATGGTGTGGAGCAACTTCACTCTGGATATAGTTTATCTGGTAACACCGTTACATTCTCTAGCCCACCAGTATCCGGCGCATCAATTGAAGTCACATCACTGGGCGGCGCAGTAGGAAGCAATGTTAGTATTTCCAATGGTGGAAGTAATGTCAGTATCGGCTCAGCAGGTTCAAATGTCACGGTTGGTGTAAATGGAACCAGTAATGTGGCTGTGTGGGCTACCACAGGTGCATATGTAACCGGGGTAATTTCGGCTTCGGGGAATGTTGTTTCTGCTGGTAATCTTTTGGTCACTAATAATGTGGGTATTGGTACTACTACTCCAACAGGAAAACTTGATGTTGCAAGCCGCGGAATAACAACAGGCTCAATGCCAGTGGGTTCAATTTTGCAAGTGGTTAACGGTACTACCACCACAACAGTTTCATCGACCACTACCACTATTGTAGATACGAATTTAACAGCAACTATTACTCCGACCAGTTCAACTAGCAAAATATTGGTTTTAATAAGCCAACGCATCTATAAAAATCAAGCATGCAGTTCAGGTGCAACTGTATATTTACAACGCGGAGCAACAAATTTATTAACTGATCAACGGGTTGGACTAAACGATACTGTTTCAGTAGGCAACGACCAAGTATGGTCATGTTGTTATTTGGATTCTCCCGGAACTACCTCTTCGACTACTTATAAAACACAATTTGCAAATCAAAGTGCCAACGGAACGGTATATGCAAATCTAGACAACAACCAAGCTCAAATTACCCTCTTGGAGATAGCACAATGAACTTAACACTTGATCAGTACGAAGAAATTCACAGACTTTATCCTCAAGTTGTTAAGATAAATGCAGATGTTGCTTATAATGCTGCAGATAATATAGTTCAATATGATATTGATATGGTTAATGCCTCTATTCAAGCAAACTCTTACAAAAACAAACGCGCTGCCGAATACCCGCCTATCACTGACTACCTTGACGGCATAGTCAAAGGCGATCAGGCGCAGATTGACAAGTACATTGCCGATTGCCAAGCAGTTAAAGTCAAGTATCCAAGGATGTAAATCATGACTCACGTTAGCCGGAATACACAATCAGATAAATAAACTATATGGCACTAACAGTAATTCTACCTTCAGGACTCAGTAATACCGGCAATTTTTCAGTTGGTAGTTTGGTTGCCACTGGCAATCTTACTGGTGCCTATATTTTAGGCAATGGCGCATGTCTTAGCGGGGTGATCACTAGTGTTGCCAACATCAACAACGGAACATCAAATGTCACAGTAGTAAGTTCCGGCGGCAATGTCACAGTGGGCATTGGCGGAACATCAAATGTGGCAGTATTTGCAACCACTGGTGAATATATTACTGGCTTGATTTCAGCAAGTGGTAACATTACTGGTGGCAACATCATCACCAGTGGATCTGGCGGAAACATTTCCGGTGCCAATGTAGTTGCAGCAACTACACTCAGTGCCACAGCAAATGTGGTTGCTAATAATGTAATAGCAACTACCATTGTCAATGCAGTCAGCCACACAGGAACTATAGTAAGTGTTACAGGTAACATCACAGCCGGCGGCGGCACATTTGGAGCAGGCAACATTTCTACCACAGGTAATATAGCTGCTGGTTACTTTGTTGGAAACGGATCAGCACTCACTGGAATATCTAGTACCCCAACATCAGTGGTCAACGGCACAACCAACTTCACATTGGCTGCTAGTGGTAATGCTAACCTTACCATAGCTGGTACAAGCAATGTGGTGCAATGGGCCACAACCGGTGGATATGTAGCTGGGTTATGGTCGGTTGTAGGTAATGTATACGGATCTTTGGTATATGCTACCAATGGATTTTTATTTAATAACACCACAATAGCATCAAGTGTGGTGTTTCCTACAGGATACAGTGCCAGCACCGTTGGGCCAATGACTCAATCTCCAGGAGTATCGGTTACAGTATCCGCTGGATCAAAATGGGTAGTACTCGGATAGCACCCGGATGAATAAATAATTTATGATATGTTACAAGGAACACAAACATGACCACTACGATTAACGCAGCCAGTACCGGATTAGTTTCATCGGCTGATTCATCAACTGCGATGGCTTTCCAAACAGCAGGAACTACTGCAATGACCATTGACTCAAGTCAACGAGTAGGTATTGGTAATACCTCCCCTACCACAACTTTAGGAGTAACTGGGTCGGCGTATATAACTGGTAATATCACTGGTGCTAACTTGATAATCAATGGCACAGCAGCATTGGGTAGCGGTGTGTTGATCGTGTCCGGTAACATACAGACCAGTACAGCCAACGCCACAGCAAACATTGGTAACGCCTCTAACTATTTTAATAGATTATTTGCCCAATCGACCACAGCACTTTACGCTGACTTGGCAGAGATGTATACCACGGACGCAACATATGCGCCTGGCACCGTGCTGATATTTGGTGGCAATCAAGAAGTCACAACAAGCACAGTTACTCACGATACAAGAGTGGCCGGTGTGGTGTCTACCAATCCTGCACACATAATGAACTCCGGACTACAAGCAGAACGCACAGTGGAAGTAGCACTGGTGGGTCGTGTACCCGTGAGCGTGATTGGTAACATCGTACCAGGCGATCGAGTGGTCACAAGCAATCGAGCAGGGGTAGCCGAAGCCTTGGATATCACCCGCTATCAACCAGGTGTGATAATTGGTAAAGCCTTGCAAAGCCATACAGGTCCTGATGTTGGTGTGATCGAAGTTGTGGTAGGCAGACTGTAATCTAGTTATAATACGCACCCAGCGCGGCAGGCATAAATGTTAGTATGACATTAAGCCAACAAATCTATCAAAATGGGCTGACCAAACCCGTGATCGCAGCGGGTGGTACCATACATCCGTTAATAATTCCAGCAGAACTTACCAACGGAACTGGATTGATGAATCCCAGTATCTTCATCGATGGTGATCGGATCCTGGTAAATCTACGCCATGTGAACTACACACTTTGGCACAGCGAAAACAAAAAGTTTGAACACAGATACGGTCCGCTGCAATATCTTCATCCGGAAAACGATCAACATCTCCGCACTTGGAATTACTTGCTCACGATGAATCCGGATATGACCATAGCTACCACACAGGCCATAGACACATCTGCTCATGATGTAGAACCTGTCTGGACATTCGTGGGGCTGGAAGATGCCCGTATACAACGATGGGACGATCGACTGTGGATCACTGGTGTGCGGAGAGATACCACCACAAACGGTCAAGGTCGTATGGAACTCAGCGAACTTGAAGTCTCTGATACCGGTGTGCGAGAGATCCTGCGTCGACGCATACCTGCTCCGGGCGCCAATGATACCTATTGCGAAAAGAACTGGATGCCGGTATTAGATCAACCTTACACTTATGTAAAATGGGCTAACCCTACAGAAGTTGTAAAATACGATCTTGAGGCCGGCACCACAGTTATCACACATCTTGATCCTGCACAACGCATACCCGGAGTTCCAGACTTCCGCGGCGGCAGCCAAGTGGTGCCCTATGGCGACAATTATATTGCGTTGGTACACGAAGTGAACTTGTTCAAGAGCGAAGCCGGTGAAAAAGACGCCACATACAAACATAGATTTCTCATGTGGGATAGAGATTGGAATATGTTGGCTTACACAGATGCATTCAGTCTCATGAAAGCAGACATTGAATTCTGTACCGGTGCTGCTTGGTACAAAAACGAACTGTTGCTGACCTTTGGATTCCAAGATAATGCTGCATTCATACTGAAGATGCCACGAGCATGTGTGGATCAGTTCATGGCTCAAGCGAATCGTATTCCGGTTGTTCCAACTATGACCACCGACGACGGTGTGGAGCATGAGTTTGACTGGGGTGTGGCTGCTAACAATTCTTGGTTCCATGCCACTGTGAAAAAGGAAATCTTTGCTGACAACACATATCAAAGGTTCTTTGATATCCGTCCCGGCGATGTGGTACTGGATGTTGGTGCCAGTGCCGGACCATTTGTGTGGAGCATCGTGCCACAGCAGCCCGGCCGAGTGATCTGTCTTGAGCCACACAAGAAACTGTATCCTACTCTAGTAAAAAATGTCAGCCACACTGGACTAGATGTAACAACTATAAATCGAGCACTAGGGCATTCAGATGGACTGAACTATCTAGCCGGACTGTACGACGAAACAAAACAAGCACACAGTGACGGCACAGATGGCGTGATACTAGAGACCATCAAGTTTACCACACTGGTACAACAACAGAAACTCACACACATAGACTTCCTCAAGATGGACTGCGAGGGCGGCGAATACGACTTCTTTACAGATGAAAATCATGACTGGATCATGAACAATGTGCGTAAGATAGCCATGGAGATACACTTGGCCACACCTGCACACAAAGCCAAGTTCCGTAAATTCAGAGACACTTACCTGAAAGAATTTACAAACTTCCACATACTCAGCATTGACTATGTAGACATCAAGTGGGCATTGTTTGATGACTGGTTCATTGATCACTATGCCGCTTGTATGTTGTACATTGACAATAGTGTGGCACCCAAGGACAAGAAAAAATGGCAGCACTATCCTGCACCCACACTAGAGATAACCACAATCATTCCAGAAAAAGGCTGTGTGGTTGATTGTGTGTTCTGCCCACAACGCACCTTGGAAGAAGTATACAAGGGCAATAGGATCATGAGTCTGGATGACTACAAAAGCATGATAGACAAAGTGCCCACAGATGTGCGTATCACTTTTGCTGGATTTACCGAACCTTGGATGAACAAATATTGCACAGACATGGTTCTATATGCACATGACCAAGGGCATCCTGTAAGCGTGTTTACCACAGGTGTGGGTGTGAGCGTGGAAGATATGGAAGCCATAGTACACATACCATTTGCTGGTAATCCCAACGGTGGATTTGTGCTGCACTTGCCCGACGCTGAAATGTTGGCACGCCATCCGATCACCCCGGGTTATATCAAGACCCTGGAATGGTTCCGAGACAATCATCACAGGATCAAGAACTTCTCCAAGATGAGCATGGGCGCTGAACTGCATCCCAGCATCCGACACATATTTGATAAGGCACCTAGCTATGCCATGTGGAGCAGAGCCGGCAACTTGTTCCGTGAAGCAGTGGCCAAGCCACAGTTGATCACTTTGAAAGACCGTTGGAACGCAATCACACACGAAGGACCAAAGACCTGCGGATGTGTAGAAGGCTTGTATCACAATGTGCTGCTGCCCAATGGTGATGTGAGTTTGTGCTGTATGGATTATGGCCTGGATCACATCATTGGCAACCTACATGAGCAAACATATGAAGATGTGATTCCTCAAGATCAAACCTGCTTCAACTTATGCAACTTCTGTGAAAATGCCACAGATCCAAAAGTCATAACCTTTGTAAAATAACATGAAATATCTACATCAGTATATTGAAAACTCTGAAGATCCCACAATCAACTTCTTGCTAGGGCAGGAATACGAAAACATGGGTCAGACTGGTGCAGCAGTGAGTTTCTATCTACGCACAGCAGAACGCAGCACAACTGACCAACAGCAATACGAAGCACTCATGCGATGCTGTATCTGTTTGGAAAAACAAAAAACTCGAGACGACACTGAAAAAGGTCTACTGCTCAAAGCCATCGCATTGCTCTCAGACCGTCCTGAAGCGTATTTCTTGTTGAGCAGATTGCACGAGAAACGAAGAGAATGGCAGGAAAGTTATACCACAGCAGTGATGGGGTTGACCTATGGTAACTTTGATCTCACACCTGTGATAACTGATCAGTATCCGGGCTATTGTGGATTGATGTTCCAGAAAGGTGTAGCGTCGTGGCATGTGGGGCTCACTGAACAAAGCCGCCAGATCATGGTACATCTCAGAGACAACTTTAAAATGCATCAGATTTATGTAGACGCTATCAATCATAACTTGAAGATCTGTGGCCTGCCTAAATCTCCACTAGCAGAAACCAAGTCGGCACCGGCTGTGCATATATCTCGACAAAAATCAGATCTGATCAATTCACAACCCAGACCAGGAGTGTGGATTGTGGACAACTTCTATCAAGATCCTGATGCTATCAGGAAGATGGCATTGGAACAAGAATACGACCAAGGTGGCATTGGAAAGTATTACATAGGCAATCGCACCAAGCAGCAGTTCTTGTTTCCAGGATTGAAAGAAGAATTTGAATACATCATGAACCGTAAAATTGAAAAATGGGAAGAATACGGAATGAATGGCCGCTTTCAAGTATGCCGAGAAGGTGAGCCACTGGTGTATCATTGCGATCCACAACGCTGGGCTGGCATGCTGTATCTCACACCCAACGCACCTTATCAAACCGGCACATCCACACACGCACTCAAGGGCACAGATGTGCGACATCTCAGCCACCCTGATGTAAACAAATGCTTCAGACCAGGCAGCCAGAATCTGGATAGGACTATATTTGAACCTGTGGACAACTTTGGCAATGTGTACAATCGCCTGGTGATCTTCAATGCTGGATACCTACATTCAGCTACAGATTATTTTGGATACAACAACGACAACTGCCGATTGTGGCAGATGTTCTTCTTTGATTAGACGCAGGTGATTTCCAACGATGTTATCTTTTTTTGGATAGCATCTAGATTCACAGTGTTCCACAGGCCCGGATGCAATGGTCTAGGCCAATGCCTGGCTTGTATCCATGCATAGCCCACATGTTCGTGATTGAGTTCGGGAATGAATTCGTGATCCACTCGGCACCAAAAAGTATGATATTCAAATCCTCTATCAGGTGATGTGAATTTTTCAATGGGTATCAACTGCTGATATTCAGGCATGCTGCCCAATTCTTCTGTACACTCGCGTTCCACAGCCGCCATGAGTGTTTCATCGGGTTCTACTTTGCCGCCAGCCAATCCCCAGGTGTCGGGATATTTTGAATCGTTGCGTAGGAGATAAAGATAGCAGCGAGTTCTCGCACAGTAGAACCAGATGCCTACTGCTTTTACAATACCAGGTTCCATGAGCCTCCGGTGTACAAGCCGTCAATACTCTTGACCCACTTGGTTCCGTTCCAGAAGTATTGTATGCCTGTGGTTAGATTGACCACATATTGTGGATCGGTGCTGGCACTATTAAAAGCAATGACCCAGCGTATACCATTATATTCAATGATGTCATTGGCATTGGCAATCAAGGGTTGTCCACCGGTACCGCGCCAGGCTATAGGGTTGCTTGAATTGTCGGCATCGCCAGTGCCTTCATTCAGTAGATATCGTTGCCCAACAGCAGCAGCAGGAAGCCCATCTCCGGGCCCAGCAGTAAGTGGATTAACCACAGCATCCACTGGTGACAGCGTGTTCTGTGGTGCCGTATCCGGATCAATATTGTAGATCAACAATCGATCATCTGCAGGATTCACAGCAATAGTACCCACAATGCTTGAATCTGGATTCCAAGGATTGTCCAATGTGATATAACTAATGCCCGGGCGTAACACACCATAGGCATTGATCACAGTGGGCCAAGTGATCTGTGGATTTTCTACTATAGGAAAGTCAAATGGTGCTAGGCTTATGCGATCTGGGTTCACAGGCTGCGGAGGTTGTAATACCTGTAGTTGCCCGTCTAACAAAAGCACCTGATAACCCCAAGGAGTAACTTTGACTCGAGTACCTAGCAACAAGTCATTGTTGCTTATGGCATTCACAGCATCGCCTTGAGCGTCAAATATACTAGCGATTACTCGTTCTACCACACCCAGTTTCTTGATCTTGGCCGGTGACGAGATCCAGATAGGCATGCTGAATGTCATGGTCATGATGTCTATAGGATCATTGGTACCTTGAGGAACACTCCTGCTGCTCCACTTGACATTGTCAAGATTACACACAGTGAGACTGGTCCAGTCAATGTAGTTGTCTGTGGCCTGTATCTCCAGTGCTGGGTTAAACAGCGTGGCGATCTGTTCAAACAACTGCATCTTCTGATTGGTGTTACTTGTCCATATATCCAGATCAATTGTAAGTTTGTAAGGTACGGGCATGAGTCTTTCTACTTGGAAAGCATTGCCTTGCGTGGTTTCATAACTTTCTGTGCCCGGATCCCAAGTACGCTGACGAACCAACATCTTGTTCACATGATACGGTTCTTGCATGCGTTCACGGTCATAAGTCAACCCAGTGATGTGGAAAGTCATCATGGGAGTAGCATTTAGGCTGTTGGCCGAGTTCTGGTTGAGTATGGTCTGTGCTTGGCGACTAGCATCACCATAGCGTATGGGCACACGAACTAGATCGGTTGTGCCTTGTTCGTTGCGTCCGTACTCAACTTCGAACAAGCTGAACATGCGTGTGAATTGCAGCAGGTAGCGACGGATTTGTTCGTCGTAAAAGAATAATTGCATAGTTAGCTTGACTTCTGGTAAGGTTGTGTAGGCGGATACGGATTAGGAGGCAGATTACCACCTTGGTCACCATTGGCTAGATTGGGTTCTAGTGCTTCACTCAAACTCTGACGACTAGGTATATTGCCAAGATCCGTTGTGTTCACTGTGTATGTATTATTAACAAAGCTGCTGCGTAAAGTATCGTTGGTTGAGCCAGGGGTGAGATTGGTGCGTACCTTGCTTTCAATCTTGATCCAAGCAGTGCCGTTGAAACGGAACAAGCGATTGGGAAAATAATCCAATCGCAATGCAAACTGCCCAGCAACCGGAGTAGGAGGAAAATTTATTCCAGCAGTGACAGGCAATCCGTTAGGCGGAACTCCGTCTCCGGTCAAGTAACCTGCTGTGTATCCATCACCTCGGGGTGTGTTACCGTCATTAGCTACTGTGCGGCTGGCATCAGTGATGGTGTAGTCTGCGGTGTATGTGGCAGATTCAGGATTGGCTGGTGTTCCGTCTGGGTTGGTAGCAACAATATAAAATTTCACAACATCAAATCCTGATGTAGGAACTTCAGCTTCGGCTTGAGCAAGTATAGCATCGTTGATCTCCAAGTTTCTTGGCCGTGTGCTTTGTTGATCTTCAATAGTGGTAGGATTAGTGACCAAGGTCCAGTATTCCGTGTTGTTGATATCTGTGCCCGGTGGCACATTCTTGTTTGATGTATAATAAGTATCGCCATAAAGCACTGTGACACCGCCTGGATAGAAATTGCCCGGATCCCAGATGTTGATGGGTTCAAAGGGCTGTTTGGTAATCTGATTGAATTCTTGTGAGTTGACCATGGGCGTGGCTTTTACACGCCACAAGTGTGGCAACCATGTCTGACTAAATCCTTCGCTGGCAAAAGCAGCATCCTGTATCACATACCATTTTGGCAATGCCCTGGGGATGGAGGTGTCTAGCGGATTATAATCTCTGAGATTAGGCAGTTCCAACACATCCCCACTCATGAGTTTGCGACCCATGGTATCGATCATGTCATTGTAGTGGAATGTGATAAACAAGGTATCATTGTTCAGGAACAGGCCAAAT